ATATCGTCCTCCTGCTCCGCCGACAGCTCCTTCGGCGGTTTCCCCATATGCTGGAGGTTCAGAAAGTTCTCCCGCGTCTCCGGTATACCCGCTCGCTTCATCAACTTGAGGAGGCCGCTCGACCCATGCTGGTGCTCGGATTCCTCCGGCGTGTTCTTTGATTTGTGCTCGTGCTTCATCTGCTGTGATCCTTCCCCGACGATGTTCGTCCCAAATTTGATTAACCGCTGCTTTATTTTTGGCCGTCTTGTAGGTGTCCGGGAACATGCCACGAATGGCTTCCCATGTGATCGACTGCATTTCGCGGGGCAAAATACCCCGTTCCTTGGCTGCCCTACGGTACGCCTCGGCATATAGCGGGTAAAGGCCTTGAACCCCAGTAAGGGCCGAGCCGCCAGCATTTGGGTTGCCCTTGCCAGCATAGGTGCCGAAGTTGTGGGCCACTTCCATGTCGTTACCAGCTAGCGGACGCCATAGCCCTGCTGCCACGGCATGGGTATCGATGGTCACATCGCCATGCATCGAGTTGGGGGACAGGATGTTGTTGTAGAAATTGCGGACCTTATGGCGCTTGCCCATCAACTGAGACAGCGCTTCCGGCGAATCAGCGGCCTTAATCGCCCGGATAGCCTTACCAATTTCGGTCAAAGAGCCCCATCCGGTGCCTGCTTGGGCACCCTTTTGGGTCGTGACATAGTCGCCGAGATCCCCTTCCGGCGTCACAAGGCGGTGGCCACGGCCAGCATAGGTCTCATCGTGCAAGCGCAGCCACATGGCTTGTAAAGAAGCCTTTTCATCCTCTTCCAACGGCATCTTATCGATGTCGCCGAGGGATTTGCCGTTAATCATGTCGAAAAGTTTGTGATATTCCGGCTTGTTAAGGCTCTTAATCGACCGGAATTTCTTCTCCATGTCGCCATCAAGCGTGTAGCCATTGTAGAAATTGCCGCCGCCACCCTTCATGGCGTCAAGCACGCGCTCTGCAAGAGACACGTTTTGAAACCAATCCTTTTGCGGCGATAAAGCAGCCAGCGCACCAGCAATAGAATGGTCCGGAAGGTTATATTTTTCCTTCCACCGGTCCACGATCTTGCGCGCACCGTCATACCATAGCTTCGATCTGTCGCGGATTTCCTCCGGCACATCATCATGAAGCGCGAGAAGGTTATCTTTCACATGATTAATGAAATATTCCGACAACTTATCGTGCGAAGCTTTGTTCGCAATCTTCGCTGGGATGTTCGGATACGAACGCAGCAGATTGACGTTGCGCTCAAATAGCGGACGCGTTTGTTTCGCAATGTCGAGATCTACAACGTGCCGGTCGTTGGGACCCGCCTTCTTCGCTTTTTTGCTTGTGATAATCCGTTGTGGGATCCACGCGGGATGATCTTCACCATCATCTCCGTCAGCCGAGCCGCCCTTAGCCATGCCCGAACGATGATGGTCATACATCGTTTGAGCTAATTGGTTCCAAAAGCTCAAATCACCGGCGGCTCCGCCATCAGCTTTCTTTGCCGAATAACGGGGCTTCGTTGGGCCTTCTTCCTTCAGTCGTGCTAAGACGTTTTTGGCGTAATCAGCCCACGAATTATCCATGATCAGACCTATCAGCTGCGCGTCAGCAGATGTTGAATGATTTCGAGCGCTTTGTGGAGAGCTGCATCGCGGTTATTCGGTGCCTTGGCCGACACTTCACCGCCCGATGCACGGGCTTCTCCGGAACGATCACGGGCCTCTTGGAATGCCGTCAGACGGTCATCCATCGCGTTGCCTTGTGCGGCCTCACCGAAGCGGCCACGGATGAGTGCAGCCAATGCGCTCGGGCCACCGCCAGTCGTTTGCGTATTGGACGCTTCCCGCTGTGGGATGCTCTTAGCCACATTGACGGCTTGCTGCACTGTCGATGGCTGCAAGTTGGCCGGGAGCTGGCTTGGATATGCCATGCTGCCAGTGGGCGACCCAAAATCGCTCGGGAGATCCGACAAACGCGCACGGGTAGCACGGTCTTCTTCGATCCGTTGCGGTGCATAGAAGCCGGGGACAGGCCCCTCTTCAGCGCGGGGCGAATGGTATCCGGGCTGGATATCGTATTGCGGCGTTACTCCCGCTGTGGGCGTCGGAGTGGCCGCCGGGGGCGTTTGTGTCGGCGTTGCGGATGGCTCCGTTTGTGTTGCCCCTTGCGCCCGTGCAGCGCGTTGGGTTTCAACTTCATAATCCACAAGCGCGCTTGTAGCGGCTGAGTCGGAATAACCGAGACGGTTCATGCCTTGCAAGAACCGGTCAACCGGCAACTGCCCGCTTTTGTACGCGGCGATGAGAGCTTTTGCTTCGGGATTCATTGACCGCCTCCAGTGCGCGGGGTGTTAAGTTCCTGCAATGCAGGCTCAATAAGAGGTTGGACTAGATCGGCGCTTTCGGGATGCACCGCGATGTTCTGCGCGAGGTCGATCAGCTGAATGCGCTCTTTCGACAGACGATCCGCTTCCTTGGCGGCGATGTCTTCTTGCGAATAGGCTGATTCGGTCTGCAGCTTCATGGCTTCCAGCTGTGCCTTCTGCGCTTTGATCTGCATGTCCTGCATCTTGATCTGCGCTTCCAGCTGCTGCTTGCCGTTCTCCAGCCCCAGCTTCGCTTGCGCCTGCTGCGCTTTGGTCTGCGCGTCGAGCATGCGTGCTTGAGCAGTCATGACGGTGGCTTGGGTCTGAGCCTGCGCCTGCATCAGCTCCGGCGGCGGCTTCATCTGCGCTTCCGGCGGGGCCATAAACTGGCTCGGGTTGCTCCAGCCAATGGCTTGCAGGGCTGCCGTATCGACCGCAATCGGGTCATACATGCCGGGGTTCGCGGCTTGTAGCTGCTTCAGCGCCACGATCTTCATCAAGCGCTGTGTGTGGCTGGCTGTGTTCGGGTCAGCTTGCGGCACGAGATCGCAATCCTCGACCGCTTGCATAAAGGTCTTCTCGTCCCACGGATAGGCAGGGCGGCGGTTCTTCTGCCAAAAGCTGTCGGGGTGCTCTGCAAAGCATTCTGCCAACAAAGCGAACTCTTCGGCCTGCGCAGCATGCATGCGCTTGTGAACCGAATTGAGGATCTTCTGAGCCTGCTCGATCTGCGCCAGCGTGGTGCCGACCGGCGCATCAGCCCGACCCTCACCAACTTGCTGTTCGCTCGTCCCACCCACGCGCTGGCCCGTCTGAGCCATGTTGTCTACCAGCTGCATCAAAGCGGCTGACGGCGGGTTATAGGGCAGAGGCATGATGGCTTGATTGATCGGCATGCCGCCGGTCTTCACCAAGGCCGCACCACCGGGGGGAACCCGGAAGATGTTCGTGTTCTGACGAGCACCCATGTCTGCCATGAGGAAGCCGGGGAAGTTGTTGAACATCCCGGAATCCAGCAGCTCGCGCCATGCGGCGGTGACAGCATTCGTCGTGTTGCCGAGGATGTGCAGCAGGCCGATGTCGTAGAAGCCCATGCCGGGGACGAACGTGTACTTGACGAACGTCTTGCGGGCCACCGGCATCTCTGCCGTGTCTTCATTGTAATTGCGCACAACGCTAAGGATCTGACGGCTCGAAACGTCAATCGTCACGCGGTACGGGATCTCAAGGCCGGTCTCTTTGCCCTTATATTTGTGCTCGAACCCGTCGATGTTCAGCTCGCAATAGCACTCGTAGATCTCGCGATCACGGTCCTCGGGGTTCATCGTATCGGGCTTAATGCCTTGCTGATCGTTCTTCGCACGCTGCACTGCATCGAGGTTCGCGGCCTTGGGCGTCGAGAGATCGACATCACGGTACACACCGAGGATCTGCATCCGCTTCACTGTGCTGCCACGCATGAATATGCGATGCGTCACGCGCTTAGCATTCGCGAGGTCCGTCGCGGCGTTGTTCACGATCAAGTCATCTGCATCCACGCTCTCGCTCACGGGGCGATTGCGCAGCGGGCAGAAATAAACCTTTTTGAAGCTCGTGCCACCGAAGCCCAGCATCAGCAGCATGCGGTCGGTGTCGGGGTAATACTCGCTCGCCGTGCTCGTCAGATAATGGTTGAAGTCTTTCTGATAAGCGTTTGCCAGCTGGTCATCGATCAGCGTCGAGTTGTTCGTATCGTTGCGGATCTTCACCGGCCCATCGACCGGCAGCAGCTCTGAGCGCGCATTGGCTTGAAAGCGCAGGCAGGCTTCCAGCAGCAGCGGATGCCGCACCTTGCTCATGCCCTCAACCGGAGCGCCATCGGGCGTGCCTTGCAGGCCGGGGATCTCAATCTTCAGACCCAGCAGCTTGATGCCCTGCGCACGGTCATCGATCCACTCTTGGCGGCTGTTCAAGTCGTCCTTGATGCCTCGCAGCAAATCGTCAGCGATGGCATACAATTCCATGTCGGGGATGTCATCGACAAGGTTGTCGAACCAACCGGCGGGGTGCTTGCCCTCCGCCTCTTCAATCGGGCGGCCATCGAGCGAGACGCTGATCGAGCCATCGGCGTGCTCAATCGACAGGATATTGCCATCCGTGTCCATCTCGGGACGGTCTTCGCCGCCTTGCACCATTTCGACCACAACATCAGTTGCGTTGGGCATAGGCTCCGGCTCGGGAGCAATCTGCCGGAGGTTCGGCTTCAAACCGGGGACAAGAGGCATCCGATATCCCTTTAATCTAAGGCCTTTGACTCCATCTCTTCCACGAAACGGCGCAGGCCTTCTTGCGCTGCTACATTATCAGATGCAGCTTGTATTTGGTAGATGCGAACATAATCGTAGGGCTCTTTGCCCCATACCTCAACGCGAAAGCGGCCCAGCCCCTTACCGTCCTTGGCAGGGGGCTGCTCCACGTCCACGATAGCATTGCATAATACGCGCTGCATTCTCACGCCTTCGAGCTTCCGCTCTCTGTCCAAAATTCCACCGGCACCAGCTGATAGGTTGCCCCAAAGCAGCCACGGGTGTCGCCGTTGTTATACTTGCGCTTGATCGTCAAAGCACCCTCATTCTTCAAAGCATAGATGTGCTTCCGAAACGTGTAGCGCTTCATGCCCAGCACTTCAGCCACGTCGATCTGCGAAGCCGAGAACGCTTTGTAGCGCGCCATGAGGTACAGGCGGATCCACAAAATCTTTTCTTCGGCTCTTAGTCGCGACATCAAGACGCCCTGCAAGTCAGCTGTCATTTCGTCCGTCATGGGTCCCCCTTTTGGCTGCACGCTCCCGGCGGGCAATCGCTATCAACTCATCAAACGATGTGGCGGTGGTAGGAATCCATTGCGCGCACATCGTACCCATCCAGCTTGCTAAATTGCGGACGCAATGACATGCGTCGCCCAACCGGCACTGGCCGTAATTGTTGCGGAAGTATTCCGGCGGGAGGCTCACTTCCCCTCCAGCGCGGCGCGGGCTATGGTTCCAAAATCCAAATTTATATTTGTATTGCCACAGTATTCACGCCAATTCTCTTTGTTAGCGTAGAATTTCAGCGCCCAACGCAACCCATCTATTTCGTCGCGTTGTCGGTTCATTTCGTCGGCGGCTTGCTCCCATTGCGGTGAGTAATAATCGCCCTGCTCCGACAGGTGACGCGCTATCAGCAGAATATCGTCTTTGTTGTAATCAACCATCACTTCCCCTCCCCAAGCGCGGCGCGGGCCTTTGCGAAGTCAGCTTCTAAATATGAAAAGTCACCATCGCTAAGCCGTAAAGCGCGATGTAATGGCTCTTCCCAATCTACAAGACTTTTTAGCTCCTCACGCAGCCGCTCTATTTCGTCGGCGGCTTCGCGCATCACACCACTATCTGATCCGTAAGGGATTTTTTCTCCCAATTCGATCATCCCTGCCTTTATTCGCAAGCGTTCTACAAGGTGGCTCTTCATTCCTTACCCTCCCCAAGCGCGGCGCGGGCCGTTGCGCCCCAATAGCCAACACAGAACTGCTCATCGCTGTCGGGTCTGTCGCCTTCCGCAATTTCACGCAGCGCCTCACGCAGCCGCTCTATTTCAGTTTCAAGGCCGACTATCATTTCGTTTGCCTCGCCGGAAATAATCCAACGCTCTTTTGCAGAGCGCCATTGTTCAAGAATGTCAGTCATTCTTTCCCCTCCCCAAGCGCGGCGGTGCTGTGCCACCGCATGGCGGAACCGTCTATCTTTTCTAACGTGGTAGCTAACACAAGAGCTATTACACCAAGTTGATCGTCTGCCTTACAGCCGTTTTCTTTCCAATGACTAAGCGCATGTTGCAGAGCCACTTCAATGTTTCCCCGCAGCCGCTTGTTTTCTGCGGCTTGCCAATCAACAAGATCACGCAGTGCCTTATTGTCAGCGACCAGTTTGTTAATAACCCTTTCTTCTTCGGTCATTTGAACCAGCACCTCGCACGCGTCTCATGGCGCTTGCCAGTCTTGTCGTTCTTCATCACGACATAGGCAGAGTTCGTCTTCACATCCCACGCAATGACGATCACGCCATAAGGCGCAAGTTGCGTCACCGTGATCATGTTGCCTTCGACATCCGCAAAGGCCTCGTTCCAATCGCCGCGCTCCCATTGGACCATCACTTGTCCCTTGGATGCGACCATGTAGAAGCGGGTGCCGTCAGCGGATACGCACTCAGTGTTCGCGGGCTTTGCTATTGCAGGGGCAGCCACGAGAAGCAGCAGCAGAATTAATATCTTACGCATCACTTAGCCTCCCGAGCTTTCATCATGGCATCGGCATAAGATATTAATTCTG